GAGAGGAAACATTATGAAACATGGTATGAAGAAAAAAGGCTACGCTATGGGTGGAGCCAATATGAAAATGAAGAAAAAAGGCTACGCTATGGGTGGAGCCAATATGAAAATGAAGAAAAAAGGCTACGCTATGGGTGGTCTAAAAACACCTTCAGAAAATCAAGTTGGTTTAAAAAAACTACCTAAGAATGTTCGTAACAATATGGGTTACATGAACAAAGGTGGTATGCCAAAGAAAGGTGGTATGCCAAAGAAAAAAGCTTACGCAAAAGGCGGCAAAGTCGCAATGTATAATGTAGGTGGTATGATGAAATCGTCAGGTGCTCTTAACACAGGAATTAAAAGAGCGTCCAACACTTACAAGAAAGGCTGAAAACAATGGCTGCTCAATTATTTGTCGTCTTAGGCCAAATGGCTTATCGTTTTGCTGCTACTGCAGCAGGAAGAAAAGCTGCACAAGCTTTAGTAAAACAACTTGGTAAAAAAGGTGGTAGTGGTCGTAACAAAGCAAGAATTACTAAAAATAGACCTGCTAATGCCAAAGTAGTAAAAGGGCCAAATGTAGGAGCTAAACCTCCAAAACAGCCTACTAATCCTAAATCAGGTCAATTTCAATCACCAAAACCTTCTCCTGCAATTAGAAAACCTACTACTCCTAAGGTGTCCACTCCTAAAAAACCTGCAAGCCCTAGTACTACTGTTAAAAAACCAAAGGTTCCTGCTAAAATTGTTAAAAAGCCGACAAGCCTTAAAACTACTTCTCCGAAAAAACCAACAGTAAAAACACCAAAACCAAAACCACCTATAATGCCTAAGAGTATGGTAAAGAATCGTACTAATTTTCTGCCAAAGAAAACTTCAAGACCTGCAGTACTAAGGGATTTAGCGCGTCCAGACGCACCTGAAATTGATACAAAACCAGCAGAGGACAAGAAAAAGAAACAGCAAGATAGAAAATTTGTACCTCGAACATCACCTTATCCTGCTACAAAGACTTCCCCTCCTAAAAAGAATGCTCCTCCTAAAAAGGATGCCCCTACTAAGAAAGATACTAAAAAACCTAAGAAAGATCCTACTCTTAGACCAAAGGCTCGTCCTAGCACAAGCACTATGTCTTTAAGGGAGTATCTTAACAAAGGTATTGCAAAGCGTTCTGGCTCTCTTACCAAAGAAAAAGCAAAAGGCAAAAAACATAAAAGTATTGCTGCTGCCAAAAAAGCAGGAGATCTTTACTACACTAATAAAGATGGAAAAATTATGGCTGCAGTCTACAAGGAAGATTTAAAAATTAAAAAGTAAATATATTTTGGGAGGAAATTTTAACTGCTATGGATCCAGTAACAATAATCGCTGGTGGCGCTGCGGCATTTCAAGCGTTAAAGCAAGGAATTGCTGTCGGTAAGGATCTTCAAGACATGGGAGGCCAGCTTTCTAAATGGGCTGGAGCCATGGCAGATCTTGACTTTGTTGAAAGGCGTAATCAAAATCCTCCTTGGTATAAAGCTTTAGGAGGAGGTATAGAGGCAGACGCTATGGCTATTTTCGCTGCGCGAGAGAAGGCCAGAGGTATGAGACAGGAACTAAAAGAGTACATCAGTGTGATGTATGGACCTTCAAAATGGACAGAAATACTGGAAATTGAGGCTTCTCTCCGAAAGCAAAAAAAAGAACACGAGTATAGGAAGATAGAGCTAAAACAAACTCTTATAGAATGGATTGTAGGTATTTTAGTTGCAAGTATTTGTATGGGTTTATTGTTTACGTTTGTTTGGATAGGAAGTAGATAGTATGGCGCGTAATTTAACAGAAAAACAACAAAAGTTTTTAGATGTTCTTTTTGAAGAAGCTAAAGGTGATCCTGTTAAAGCTAAAAAACTAGCGGGATATGCTGACTCTGTATCTTCAACTAGTGTAGTAAATACTATTTCAGACGAAATTGCAGAACGTACAAAAAAATTTATTGCCCAATCTTCAACTAAAGCTGCTTATACTATGTTTTCTGTTATGGCTGATCCTACTGACTTGGGTGTAAAAGAAAAAATGTTAGCAGCTAAAGACATTTTAGATAGAGCAGGTTTTTCTAAAACAGAAAAAGTAGAAGTTAAAGCGCAAGAACCTTTGTTTATTCTACCTGCTAAAGATAATGACTAAGAGAGCAAGCAAAGCAAAACACCCTACTAAAGTAGATTGGCAAATTCCTTTGCAAGGTGAATTGGGAGAATGGTATCCTATTGTCAGAGTAGGAAGACATGTGCCTTTTGGGTACGAACAAGACGAAATTGATGAAGATTTATTAGTACCTATTCCTGATGAACTAGAACTTTTAGAAAAAGCTAAACTATTTTTAGAAGATTACAGTGTAAGGCAAGTTGCCAATTGGTTAAGCAATCAATCGGGTAGGTATATATCTCATGTAGGATTATACAAACGTGTCAGAATGGAAGAAAAAAGACGTAGGGCATCGTCCAACTATAGGCAGTATGCCAAAAAGTATAAAGAAGCGTCAAGGAAGAGCGAGAAAATCGAAAAAAATCGCATTGGTGGCAGAGGAACCAGACGTCTTACAGAAGGCGACAACTGGGAACCACTTGAATCGGGAGAAAGATGCCCCACATGCGGAGCAAGAAATTATATTTCAGCCGAATAAAGGCCCACAAACGAGATTTTTGGCCTCTACAGAGCAAGAAGTACTATATGGAGGAGCAGCAGGTGGTGGTAAGAGCTATAGCTTGGTTGCAGACCCAGTTCGCTACTTTAACAACCCACATGCACGAATGTTACTTGTTCGTCGTAGTACAGAAGAGCTTAGAGAGCTTATATCAGTAAGTAAACAGCTTTATCCAAGAGCCATACCAGGCATCAAATTTATGGAGAGAGATAAAACATGGGTGTCTCCATCAGGGGCAACACTTTGGATGTCTTACCTTGATAGAGATGATGACGTTATGAGGTATCAGGGTCAAGCTTTTAACTGGATTGGCTTTGATGAACTTACCCAATGGCCTAGTCCTTACGCCTGGAATTATATTCGAAGTAGATTGCGTACTACAAAGCAAAGTGGACTACCTCTTTACATGAGGGCAACAAGCAATCCAGGTGGCCCAGGCCATAATTGGGTTAAAAGATTATTTTTAGATCCTTCCAAACCTGACACATGGTTTTGGGCAACAGACGAAAATGGTGAAACAATAGAATGGCCTAAAGGTCATAGCAGAGAAGGCGAACCACTCTTTAAACGTAAGTTTATTCCTGCTACATTGTTTGATAATCCTTACCTTTCAGAGGATGGAATGTATGAAGCTAATCTTTTGTCTCTTCCTGACCACCAACGTAGACAGTTACTCGAAGGAGATTGGGATGTTAATGAAGGAGCCGCCTTCCCTGAATTTAATCGTAAAATACATGTGGTAGAGCCTTACGATATTCCTAGCAATTGGACCAGATTTAGAGCGTGTGACTATGGATATGGTTCTTACACAGGTGTCGTTTGGCTTGCTGTAGTTCCAGGATCGGAACAGCTAGTAGTGTACAGGGAGTTATACGTATCTAAGGTAATAGCGACTGACTTGGCTGACATGATCCTGGAACTTGAGGAAAACGAAAAAATACGTTATGGCGTATTAGACTCTTCTCTGTGGCATAATCGAGGTGACTCTGGGCCAAGCCTTGCAGAGCAAATGATTATGAAAGGTTGTAAATGGCGACCTTCCGACAGATCAAAAGGATCTCGTGTAGCTGGTAAAAATGAAATACATAGAAGATTACAAGTAGATGACTTTACAGAAGAACCAAGACTTGTTGTGTTTAATAATTGTTTAAATTTAATATCACAGTTGCCTTCTATTCCTCTTAGTAAAAATAATCCTGAGGATGTAGATACACACGCAGAAGATCATTTGTATGACGCGCTACGTTATGGTGTAATGACACGCCCTCGTAGCAGTCTTTTTGATTATGATCCAGCAATGCAAAGATCGGGTTTTCAAGCATCGGACCCTGTTTTTGGTTATTAAGGAAGTATTATGGAAGAAGACGACATTTTTGACTCTGATGAATTAGCGATAGATCAGGCTGATTCTTCTTTTATTGAAGATAAAGACGAAGAAGAAGATAAAAGAGATCCTGATGTAGGATCTGTAGTTGGTTTTGTAAAAAGCAAATACTATAAAGCAGAAAAAGCTAGATATACTGACGAACAAAGATGGATAAAAGCATATCAAAACTATAGAGGTATCTATGGCCCAGATGTACAATTTACCAGTACTGAAAAAAGTAGAATGTTTGTTAAAGTAACAAAGACAAAGGTTTTAGCTGCGTATGGTCAAATTATAGATGTTTTGTTTGGATCTCACAAATTTCCTTTGTCAATAAATCCTACTAGATTACCAGATGGTGTAGCAGACACTGTGCATTTTGAAGTTAATCCTGAAATGCAACAAGCACTTGGTAAAAACGTAGGAATGTCACCAGAAGATACTAAACTTCAACCAGGTGAAACTATTATAGATTTACGAGAGCGTTTAGGCGGTTTGGAAAAACGTCTAGAACCTGCACTTGATAAGTTAAAAGAGGGTGTAGGACGAACACCTACAAACGTTAATTTTCATCCTGCTATGATTGCAGCGAAGAAAATGGAAAAGAAAATACATGATCAATTAGAAGAATCTAACGCTAGAAAACAATTACGTAACGCTGCTTTTGAAACAGCGCTTTTTGGCACTGGTGTAATGAAAGGGCCATTTGCCTTAGATAAAGAATATCCAAACTGGGATGATGAAGGTAACTACAGCCCAACTTATAAAACAATACCTCAAACTTCTAGTGTAAGCATTTGGAACTTTTATCCAGACCCTGACGCAAACAATATGGATGAGGCAGAGTACGTATTAGAAAAACACAAAATGTCTCGCTCTCAAATACGAGCGCTTAAAAATAGACCTTATTTTAGACCTAACGCTATTGATACAGCAGTTGAAATTGGTGAATCCTACTCAAAAGAATGGTGGGAACAAGTCATGGAAGACTCTGACATAGAAACCAAAGCAGAAAGATATTCTGTCTTAGAGTTTTGGGGTTACGTTGACGTAAGTGTTTTAGAAGGATACGAGGTTGAGATCCCGAAAGAGTTAGAAGGGCAAGATCAACTTTCTGTAAACATATGGATTTGCAATGATCAGGTGTTACGTCTGGTAATGAACCCTTTTACGCCAGCTATACTTCCTTATTATGCAGTTCCATTTGAAGTAAACCCTTATTCATTCTTTGGGGTAGGTATTGCAGAAAATATGGATGATACGCAGACCCTTATGAATGGTATGATGCGTATGAGTATAGATAATGCTGCCCTTTCGGGTAACTTATTGATTGAAGTAGACGAAACAAACTTAGTTCCAGGTCAAGATTTATCAATCTACCCTGGTAAAGTCATTCGCAGAATGGGGGGAGCACCTGGTCAAGGAATTTTTGGAACCAAGTTCCCTAATACAAGTAATGAAAACATGCAAATGTTTGATAAAGCAAGGGTACTAGCAGATGAATCAACTGGATTTCCATCTTTTGCTCATGGTCAAACAGGCGTACAAGGTGTGGGGCGTACTGCTTCTGGTATTAGTATGCTTATGTCTGCTGCTAATGGTAGCATACGTAATGTAGTAAAGAACGTTGATGATTATTTGTTGAGGCCACTAGGAAAAGCTTTTTTTAGCTTTAACATGCAATTTGATTTTGACTCTTCAATAAAAGGTGATCTTGAGGTAAAAGCAGAAGGCACACATTCTTTAATGGCTAATGAAGTGCGTAGTCAAAGATTAATGCAATTTCTAGGTATTGTTCAAAATCCAGCATTAGCCCCTTTTGCAAAAATGGATTACCTTATAAAAGAAATTGCAACGTCTATGGACCTTGATCCTGAAAAAGTAGCAAATTCTCTGACAGATGCTGCAGTACAAGCAGAAATACTTAAAAAGTTTCAGGCTGAAAATCCACCTCCTGCTGCACCTCAAGGAGGGCCACCCCAAGGAGGACCAGCAGGAGCACCAGCAGGAGCGCAAGTCCAAGACACTCAAGGATCTGGTGGCGGTCAAATAGGAACAGGTACAGCGCCTACTCCAGGTGAACAAGGTTTTGCAGCCAATACAGGTGAAGGAAGACGATGAGCCTAAAACCACTCGTAAACAATAAAGATATCTGGGATGCTTTTAATAAAGAATTAGATGCTAGATTACAGCAAGTTCATATTCAAATGGAACAAGCGACTGTAGCAGAAACACTGTATAGGTTACAAGGGCAAGCATTCTGCTTACGTAAATTAAAAATGCTGAGAGATCATGTAAATGGGCAAGGATAAAGAAGCTACACGCAAAAAATCTAGTCCTATTGATACTGGTCAAAAAACTGTAACTGGTAGAACTATATGGCGTGATCCAAAGACAGGTAAAGATTATTCCGAACGTAGTACTACGTTTGAAATAGATGGTATATACTACACTATGCCTACTGTAGATAAAAAGGGTTCACAGTACACACAAGATCAGATTAGAGAATATGTTAAAGAATATGGTCCTATTGATTATATAACAGGGGAAGAACTACCTCAGTTTAAAAATGAAGAGGATGCTATTGAATATGCAATAATCAGATCAAAGACTAGAAAACAAAAAGAATTTAATAAAGGTGGCGATGTTAATTCTCAAACAAAAGAAGTTTTTAGCAGTGGGCGCAACAGACCAAGACGAAATGTTAGTCAAGATTATTTAGACAGATCTAAAGAAGCCAGTAAACAAACTGTAGAAAATATAGCTGGTATGCTTCCTGGTGTTGGAACTGCTATAACTGTTTCCGATATTAAAGAAGAGCTAGGGAAAGATGATCCTAATTATGGTAAAGTAGGGTTGATGGTTGCAGGTGAAGCTGTAGGTCTTGTTCCTGGTGTAGGTCAAGTAGGCAAAGCGCTAATACGAAAAACTACTACAAAATTATTTGATAAAGCTGCAGATGCAAAAGAAGCAGAAAGACTTCTTAAAGATCCTGAAGCATTAGAGCAGTGGCGTAAAGAAAATAAACTGCCTGAGTCACAA